ATACCCCAAAACTATGCATAGAACCTTGCTTTTGCGCAGAGTTTTTGATATGTCAAGTAAAAATGCTTGACACAGGCCTGGTGTACCCCTGGGGAATATGGCACGGGGTATAACCAGGCCGGAGTACATGTCCCAGTACCCGAAAAAACAAAAAAAGCCATGTTAAGTCGCATATAGTCAGGTGATAATACATACGCCACAATATCTATTCACAATATATTCAGGCAGGAGGTGAAAAGTTTGAGCAAAACGAGAACTGGTAGTAATAGGACGGTAGTAGCAAAGTGGTTAAGGGACCAGTTACCAAAGAAGTGTTACAACTGTGGTGCCACAAAGGATCTGCAATACCATCACATAGTACCTGTAAGCTGTGGCGGGAACGAGGTTCCGTCTAATGTCGCGGTATTATGTAGTGATTGTCATAGCAAGGTGCATTATGGCCGCGAGGGTATTATCAATCATGGCGAGTGTATACGGCGTGGTCAATCTGCGGCGAAGGAGCGAGGTGTAAAACTTGGCCGGAAGCCCAGGCGCGACAGGGAGCAATACCTGCGGAAGATTGCAGAGGAAAGCACGCAGTTTAATATAGACAGTACGACGACCGAGGGCGAGATCATGGCAGAACTTGGCATCAGGGCGGTATGCTACAACAAGTATAAGCGGATGCTACTGGCGGCCATGAGCGCGGATGTATGGCCTTATGAGTGGTCGAAACCTACGCAGGTAAGGGCGCATCCGATATATGAGCAAAAACTGAAGCGTATGCGTGGTGATAAATGATGGATTATAGAGCGACGGCGATAAAGATCGCTGACAGGTTAAAGAAAGAGGCATACAGTTTCCAGCCGTATGAGGACTTTTACGGTGTCATGCGGATGTACATGGGCGAGAACCATGCGAAGGGGCTTGCGGGGATGGTATGGCTGTCGGGGCTAATAGATAAAGTCATACCTACTGTAGCGCGGCTGGACATCAAGCAAGGCCGGGAGATGCTGGCGTTGCACAAGGACGTGCTGTTGGCGTGTGCGCGGTACGACTTTGACAGCTATTTGCGATATGTGGAGTGGAACAGAGCGCCGGAGAAGCAGTTTTACATGCCACGGAGGAAAGTGTTGAAGCCTGTTGTAGACGCGATGCAGGCGTTAGAAGATGATAAACTGGATCTCCTGGCGATTTCGCTGCCGCCGGGTGTTGGAAAGACGACGCTGGCGATATTTTACCTGACGTGGCTGGCCGGGAAATACCCTGATAGTCCGATACTGACAGGCAGCCATAGCAATAGCTTTGTGCGGGGGACATATGACGAGTGTTTGAGGATTTTTGACGGCAACGGCGAGTACCTGTTCGGGGACGTGTTTCCTGAAGTGCAAGTCAGTAACACCAATGCGAAGGATTGTCGTATTGACCTTGGCAAGCGCAAGAGGTTTGAAACATTGGAGTTCACGTCTATCGGCACGGGCAACGCAGGCTTGTACCGTGCGCAGACGTTGTTGTACTGTGACGACCTTGTTTCAGGCATCGAGGTTGCGTTGAGCAAGGAGCGGCTGGACAAGCTGTGGGAGATCTACAACACGGACCTGCGGCAGAGGAAGATTGGTGCGCGGTGCAAGGAGCTGCATATAGCTACGCGCTGGTCGGTGTGGGACGTTCTTGGCCGCCTGGAGATGGAGTACGGCGAGAGTAACAGGGCGAAGTTCATAGTCGTGCCTGCTGTGAATGAGGATGACGAGAGCAACTTCGATTATCCGTATGGTGTGGGGTTCACGACGGAGTTCTATCATGAGCAGCGGGAGATCATGGACGACGCTAACTGGCGTGCGTTGTACATGAATGAACCCGTGGAGCGGGAGGGACTTCTCTACAGCGCGGACGAGCTGCGGCGGTACTTTGAACTGCCGGAGGGCGAACCCGATGCTATTGTGGCCGTGTGCGACACGAAAGACAGGGGCGCTGACTATTTCTGTATGCCGGTGGCGTACCAGTACGGTCCTGACTTCTATATCGACGCTGTGATCTGTGACAATGCCAATCCCGATGTCGTGGAGCCGAGATTAGTTAACATGTTAACTGATCGGCAAGTGCAGCTTGCGCGGTTTGAGAGCAACATGGCGGGCGGGAGGATCGCCGCGAGTGTCCAGGAGAAAGTGAAAGAGGCTGGCGGTCGTTGCAAAGTGACGACGAAGTACACAACGAGCCAGAAAGAAACAAAGATCATAGTCAATTCCCCGTGGATAAAGGAGCATTGTCTGTTCAAGGACGATAGCGTAGTGAAGAAGAACAAGGAATACCGGCGTTTCATGCAGTTTTTGTGCGGATATACGATGGCTGGCAAGAATAAGCACGACGACGTACCTGACGCGATGGCGCAACTTGCCGAATTTATCCAGAGTTTTGCGATGAACAGGGTCGAAATCGTGAAACGACCGTTCTAAAGTTCTATTTTTCTTTCAAAAATTCAAAAAAACTGAAGTTTAGGGTGAAAATAATCATATTGTCAAGCAAAAATACTTGACAAACTGTCTTGTATGTGATAGTGTTACCTTAGATAAGACTACACGGAGGCAAGTATGCTGACGAGAGAAATGGTAGACGCTATCAACGAGTGGCTGGACAAGGGTTTTGAGATCGAGATTTTCAAAAAGCCCGACGGCACATTGAACATCAAGACGGTGAAGAAGAAGAAGCTGTACGTCTGACAGCATACCCCACGCTGAAAGGTCAGCGGGGAAGTGGCTAAGGAGCCAATGATTCTGAATTATCAGAGTTGTTGGCTCCTTTTTCTTTTGGCGATTGGAGGGGCGCGTAATGGCGGTAGTGGCTCCAGAGCTGCACGGACGCAAGGCCATATACACAAGCGTTGAGCGCATTGACAGCAGTAACGTAGTCAAGGTGCTTAGTGACGCATATATCAAGCACCTGGTCAATCGCGGCCAGATTGAGTACCTGTACAAGTATTACCGGGGCATCCAGCCCGTGCTGGACCGCACCAAGGAAGTACGCCCGGAGATCTGCAACAAGATTGTGGAGAACCGGGCGAACAGTATTGTCACTTTCCGCGTGGGCTACACAGTCGGCAAGCCGATCCAGTATGTGTCCTCCGTGAGCGACAAGGACGTGTCTGACCAGATTGCCAAGCTGAACGATCTCCTGCGTGCCATCGGCAAGCCGAGCAAGGACAAGCAGCTTGTGGAGTGGCAGATGATCTGCGGCACAGGCTACCGGCTGATCCTCCCGTCCACCAAGGCGAAAACGCCGGTTGACATGTATACGCTCGACCCGCGCAACGCCTTTGTGATCTACAGGAATGACGTGGCCTGCACGCCGCTGGCGGGTGTCTACTACACCGTTGACGACAACAATAACGTCACGTTCAACATCTACACGAACGACCATGAGTTCTACCGCGTTGACGGCTGGCAGAATGGTAAGGTGGTTGCCCGCAGCGGTTACGCGCTTGGGAACATCCCGATCATCGAGTACCCGCTGAACTATGCGCGGATGGGCGCGTTTGAAGTCGTGCTGCCGCTGCTGGACGCGCTGAACACGCTGGAGAGCAACAGGCTTGATAGCGTTGAGCAGTTTGTTCAGTCGTTGCTTGTCGCGTATAACTGCGAGTTCCCGGAAGAAACCTCCGCAAACACGATCCGCGAAGCCGGCATGGTCGTCCTGAAGTCCATCGGCGAGAACAAAGCGGATCTGAAGGTCATCAGCGAAACGCTGAACCAGGGTGAAACGCAGACGTTGAAGCGGAACATCATTGATTCCATCAACGAAATCTGCGGCATCCCCTCCCAGAGCAACGGCACGACGAACGATTCCAGCAACAACGGTGCTGTGATGCTGAAGAACGGCTGGCAAGGCGCTGAAACGCGGGCGCAGGACTTTGAAACGATGTTCCGGGAGCCGGAGCAGAGGGCCATTGAACTGCTGACGGAGATCGCCGGTCGGCTGTCCGACATCGACCTTGACCCTGTTGAGATCGAAGTCAAGTTCACGCGCAGGAACTATGAGGACCTGCTCTCTAAGTCGCAGACGTTGGTGACGATGCTTCAGCAGGACAAGATCCATCCGCAGTACGCCTACGAAGCCTCCGGGCTGTTCATTGATACCCAGGATGCCTACAACGCGGGCATGGACTGGTACGAAGAACAGCAGAAGAAACAGCAGGAGCAGATGGAGCAGGAACAGGAGCAGACCGAGGGCGCTGACGGGGACAGCAACATGCACGGCAGGACATTTATTAAGGGGTACTACCAGAAGCGATGAAAAGCATACTGCCGTTCGATGAACTGAACGCCTTTAAGACGCGGCTTGTCCGGCACTTCGATGAGCGCACCGGGCATATCAAGTCGCGCAAGGATTGCGAGGACATCATCGACGAGCTGCTGGACCTGTACATGCTGGCGGTCGCAGAGGCCGTAGAAGCCGTAAATAAGCGGTTCTCCACAGAGATAACGCCCACGCCGCAGGAAATCCAAAGCGCGGTTTATGAGCGCATTGAGGGCGCTACATGGCGCGACAGAGTGCTTGCATGGTACATGTCCGGCGGCACAGTAGACGACATCCTGCGGATTGCCGAAACCGAGATGACGCGGATAGGCAACAAAGTCGCTATGGACACGGCTGTTAAGGCCGGGGCGACAAGCAAGACATGGCAGACCATGATGGATGATCGCGTCCGTGACACTCACACATACCTGGAAAATGTCACGGTTCCGATAGAGGCTGACTTCTACACATGGGACGGAGATCACGCAAAAGCGCCGGGTGGATTTACGAAGCCCGAAAATAATGTGAATTGTCGGTGCGAACTGACATTTGGGTGACGCTATGAAGAAATTAACTCTCGTTGTCCCTCACTACCATGAGCCGTGGGAAACGTGCAAGTTTCAGTTCAACAGCATTGAGCTTCAGCACGGCATTGACTTCGACATGTTCAAGGTCATGGTCGTCAACGACGGCGACGACGTGGTTCTGGACAAGTCGTTGTTTGACCAGTTCAGCTACGAAGTCGATTACAGGATCAAGCCGCACGGCGGGCTGTCCGATACCCGCAACTACGGCATAGAACAGGACGATACCGAGTACCTGATGTACTGCGATTCGGACGACGGGTTCCTGTCGAACTACGGATTGCACCTGGTATTCGGGGCCATCGCGGAGGGCTTTGACATCTGCATCGGTTCGTTCATAGAGGAACAGCCGGTGGACGATGGCTGGGCGATTCACCGCCGCGACAAGAGTTCCGTGTTCTGCCACGCGAAGATCTACCGCCGCCAGTTCCTTCTGGATAAGAACCTGCGCTTTGACAAGCGCTTGTGGTTCAGCGAGGACAGCGCGTTCAACAACATTGCCATCCACGAAGCCGAGCGCAGCGGCAAAGTGAAGTACATCGACACGCCGTTTTACCTGTGGGCGTGGAACGCGGATTCCACCGTGCGCAAGGACCGTGAAACGATCATCCTGCGCAACTACGACCAGGTTGTGACGATGCGCACCGTAACCATCGAGGGCTTCAAGCAGCGCGGGTTTGAGAAAGAGTACAAGGAATCTGTCTGCCGCGCCTTTGCGGATGCATACTGCGACTTCAACACGACGCTGTTCCTGAAACCCGGCAACGAGGCGCTGGTCGCCAAGGCCGAGCGCGAGTTCAAGAAGTTCTACCGTCTGTTCATCCGCGACTTTATGGCGTGCGATTCTGACCAGATCGGCAAGGCGCTGATGGAGGCGCGTGTGCTGGCCTACGACCACGGTATGCGCGTGGAAAAGACCGACTACAAGACATGGCTAAAGCACATCAGAAATGATGTGAAGTTATAGCAGCGGCAGAGAAGTCGCTCTACAAAATTCGCAAAGGCGGTAGAGAAACCGCCCAAACAAATCGCAAAGGAGAATCACTATGGCTGAAACTATGACCGCAACGACCGAAACCCAGGAACCCGCAACCGAAAGCACGCAGGCAACCGTGGACACCGCCGCTTTGCAGGCCGAACTGGAACGGCTGAAGGGTGAAAACGCCAAGCTGAAAAACGCCCAGAGCAACGCCAGTTCCGACGCGGCAAAGTATAAGCGCGAATTGCAGGCGCGGATGTCCGAGCAGGAACGCGAAGCGACCCAGACCAAGGAACTGATCGAGCAGCTAAAGGCTGACAACGCCGCGCTGAAGCGGGCGCAGACGCTGGCCGAACAGCGTGCCGGTTACATTGGGCTTGGGTTTGACGCTGATACTGCGGACAAGGCCGCTGCGGCGACATACGACGGCAACTTTGCGGACCTCACGGCAGTATTCAGGGACTTCCTGACCGCCCATGACAAGGCGCTGATGGCAGATGCCGTAAGGCAGACACCGCGACCGGGTGTCGGGGCGACGGACAAGCCCTCTGTGACCCGTGAGCAGTTCGACAAGATGGGCTATTCCGAACGCATGAAGCTGTTCAGCGAACAGCCCGAACTCTACAAGACTTTCACAAGGAGAGATGAATAATGGCTACCACTCTGCTGGCAAATATGGTCAACCCGCAGGTCATGGCAGACATGATCGAGCAGAAGTATGTTGACTATATGAAGTTTGCCCCTCTGGCGACCATCGACACCACGCTCCAGGGCCGCCCCGGCAACACCATTACGCTGCCGAACTTCACCTACATTGGTGACGCGGCGACGCTGAATGAGAACACCAACCTGACCCTGAACGTGCTGGCGACCAGCACCGCGAACGTGACGATCCACAAGATCGCCAAGGGTGTGGAGATCACCGACGAGGCGCTTCTGTCCGGCTTTGGCGATCCCTACGGCGAGGCTGTGGACCAGATTGCGCTGGCGATTGCGTCCCAGCTTGATAACGAAGTGCTGAACATCCTGCACGGCATCACCGGCACAATGGCCGCGTCCACCGCGAACAACGCGACGCTGCCGACTGCTTCCAACATCGTGTCCGCGCTGGAGCTGTTCGGTGAGGACATCGACGACGGCCCGACCGTGGCTGTTGTGTCCCCCGCCGTGTATACCGCCATGCGCACTACCGTTGGCGCGAACACCTGGATTCCGGCCTCCGAAATCGCCGCCGGTATCGCCGTGCGCGGCGTGGTTGGCGAGTTCCAGGGCTGCCAGGTCATCGTCAGCAACAAGCTGAAGTCCAGCGCGGCCGGTGCTGGCGACATCTATTTGGTGAAGCCGGGTGCGCTGCGCGTATTCCTGAAGCGCGACACGCTGATCGAGTATGACCGTGACATCATCAAGTTCACGAACGTCATTACCGCCAGCAAGCACTTCGCTGCGTACCTGTACAACGCGAAAAAGGCCGTCCGTATCTACATGCCTGAATAACTATGGGGATGCTTCTGCACCGGCATATAGCCGAAGAACCGGCGAAGGTTGAAAAGCCCAAGCCGGTTGAAGCCCCCGCCGAGAAGAAGGTCGGCAAGAAAACCAAGTAGGAAGGAGTGCCGGGGATGACGGAGAGCGACAAGCTGAACATGGTCAAGACCATGCTTCGGATCAGCGATACATCCGAGGACGCGCTGATTCAGACATACCTTGAAGCTGCGGGCAACGAAATCCTGGGCTGGCGCTATTCATACTCCGATTTTACGCCGCAGAGCGTCCCGAAGGAGTATGAGATGACGCAGGTTCAGGCCGTGGTGAACGGCTACACCCAGAGCGGCAACGAGGGCCAGAATGTCAGCATTGAGAACGGCATCCATCGGCACTTCGCGTATTCGGACATGGTTCGGTACATCAGGGCGAACGTGATCGCGATTGCAAAGGTGGGTGCAAGCTATGAGGCTTAACCACCGCAACAAGCAATCGTTCTGGTACGCGTTGTATGACGCGACCGTGGCTGGTTATGACGAGTATGGCAACACATACTACAACAACCAGAATACCGGTGGCAACCAGATTTCCACCTACGCCACCTACAAAAACCCCGTGCATGAGTACGGCAACATCTCACCGGCGAAGGGCAGCGTGCTTGCCCGCGAGTTCGGAGATGAGCTGCGGTATGACCGGGTGATTGCGCTGGAGAACCGCGACACGCCGATTGACGAGTATGCGGTGCTATGGATAGACAGCACTCCAGAACTCGATGCCAACGGCGCATTGAAAGTCAACGCTAACGGCGAGATCGTGACACCGTGGGACTACATCGTGCGCAGAGTTGGCAGAGGGTTGCCGATGTTCGGCGGCGCTGTCATAGCAGTTAGCAAGGTGAGCGTGTCGTGAGCAAGACGATCACCATGATGCTGGACGCTGGCAGCATCAGGCACGCCATACGCGAACTCACCGACTACAAGAAGTCGCTGGAGCGTAAGGCGAACGAACTGGTGGAAAAGCTGGCAAGCATGGGCGCTGTTAATGCGTCGCTGGGATATGCGCGTGCAGCCTATGTTGGCGACAACGATATTTCGGTGAACGTAGAAAAGCGCGGCGAGAAGGTTTACGCAATCGTGGCCGTAGGCTCGGCGCTGTTGTTTATCGAGTTTGGCGCCGGTATCACATTTGGTTATGGCCATCCTGATCCGCATGGTTATGGACCGGGTACATATCCAAGTGACAAGGGCCATTGGGATGACCCGAACGGCTGGTGGACACCGGCTGGCCAGCACACCTACGGCAACCCGCCGAGCATGACCATGTACTACACGGCAAAGGAACTTGAATCGCGGGTATTGGAAGTGGCAAGGGAGGTATTCAATTCATGATCCAGATCGAGGACGAACTGTTTACCACTATTGCCACGGCCCTTCGGTCCGCATACACCGGCATTTATGTGACGGGCGAGTATGTGAACCAGCCCCCGAAACTGCCTGCCGTGTTCATCGTGGAACAGGACAACAGCATTTACCAGCGCGGAGTAGACAGCGGCGACATTGAGAACTTTGCCGAAGTGATGTACCAAGTGGACGTATTCAGTAACAAAAACAAGGGCAGGAAAGCCGAGTGCAAGGCGATCATCGGTGCGGTTGACGAGCAGTTCAACCGGCTGGGCTTTACTCGTACTTTCCTGAACCCTGTACCTAACATGAACGACGCTACCATTTACCGAATGACGGCACGTTATCGGGGAGTGGTCAGCAAAGACAAGCTAATCTACGGGAGGTAATAGTCATGGCGAATGGCATTTCGTCTTACAAGGCGTTCTTGATGAAGGGAACCGGCTCCGGCACACTGACGTGGGCCAAGCTGGTTGACATCAAGGAGTTCCCGGATCTGGGTGGGCCGCCCGAGCAGCTGGAAACTACCACGCTGTCTGACGGCACGCGCACCTATATCCCCGGCATCCAGAATACCGAGCAGCGCAGCTTCACCGCGAACTACTCCGCTGCGGACTACGCCACGCTGGCTGCGCTGAAGGGTACGCTGCTGGATGTCGCCGTATGGTTCGGCGGCACGGAGAGCCTGGGCGTTGTTACGCCCACCGGCGACAACGGCAAGTTCGAGGGCAAGGGCTACATCGACGTGTACGTCAACGGCGCTGGCGTGAACGAGGTCGTGAACATGACCATCACGCTGACGATGACCCAGAACTTCGTCAAGGCATCCTAACGAACAAGGGGCGAGGGGGTTCCTTTCCCTTCGCCCCATCAATAAAAAAATAGAGAAAGGCGCTAAAAGCGTATGGGTAAAAACATGGATATTAAGACCCCCAACCAGATTAACTTCGAGTACAACGGCAAGCACTACTGCCTTGAATATACACCCAACAGCGTCAAGCAGATGGAGGCCAGCGGCTTCAACATCAACGACCTTGGCGACAAGCCCGCCACCCGCATCGAGCAGCTCTGGGCTGGCGCGTTCCTGGAGAACCACCGCCGCACCAGCGCGACCATCATCAAGGACCTGTACGGCAAGATGAAGGACAAAGAGGCGCTGCTCGGCAAGCTGTCCGAGATGTACAATAACGCGCTGGCGTACCTGCTGCCCGACGAGGACGACGAGGGAAACGTAGAGTGGACGGCGACCCTGTAACAGGGGAACCGTCGAAGGGCAAAGCTGCCGCCGCGTCCGTCACGTTCACGGACGTATTCGTGAAACTGTGTCCGCAGTACATGGCGATGGGGATGTCGTACCACGACTACTGGCACAGCAATTCTTCCGCACATGTGGCGTACAGAGAAGCCTATGAACTGCGGATGAAGCAGGAAGAATGGTCGCGGTGGCGCATGGGCGCGTACATGTACAACACATTGGCGCTGGTATCACCGCTGTTCAGGGCGTTCGGCAAGGGTCACGTTGAAGCGGGCAAGTACCCGGAAGAACCGTGGCCGCTGACGCAAAAAGAAGCAGACGAGCGCGAAGAAGCGAAGCGCCGGTTGCGGTTTGAACAATACCTGGCACACATGAATCTGGAAAGCGAACTGGAACAGGCAAAACGGCTGAAGGAGGCGAACGCAAATGCCGAACATGGACACGCTATCCATAGAGATAGTGGCGAGTGCTGTTGATGCGGCAAAGGCAATAGACGGCCTCACATCAAGGCTGGAGCGCCTTGAAAAAGCCGTTGCGGCTGTCAGCAAGACCAATGCTGGCTCGGCGCTGAAGGGTACGGCAAACGGCATAGAGCAGAGCGGCGAAGCCGCTGACAGGGCCAGCAACAAGGTCAGGACGTTCGGTGAACGGCTGAACGATGCCCTGAAAAACGCCAATAAGAACGGCGGCAAATTGTCCACCATTGTATCGTCCATGAAGCAGATCGGTAATATCTCCTTCAAGGGCATCAAAGGCGCATTATACGATTTACCCAAGTATTTCGGCGGCAGACTGTTGAGCAATATCAAGCAGACTACCGCCGGACTTGGGCGCTTCTTTAGTTCCCTGAAGCGTATCGCCATGTACCGGCTTATCAGATCTGCCATGCGCGAGATCGCACAGGGCATAAGCCAGGGCATCAAAAACCTGTACGAATGGTCGAGCGCGGCTAACGGCTCGTTTGCGGCCAGCATGGACAGGCTTTCGTCGTCTGCACATTACCTTGGCAACAGTTTCGCTGCGATGGCCGCGCCGCTGGTAAACGCGCTTGCGCCTGCGATTGATTACATCATCGACAAGTTTGTGACGATGTTCAACATCATCAATCAGGTATTTGCGCGGCTGACCGGCAGATCCACCTATACCGCCGCGACAAAGATGGAATCCAGCTTTGGCGGCGTAGGCAGCGCGGCCGGCGGCGCGGCG